AGGATAGAACTGATCAAGCAAACTCACACACTGAATTATGTTGAGGGCTATGCCACAGGCGCTAGCTTCTACGCTGATTACCATGAGCCTATTATCGTGTGCTTTAGCGCCGATGGTCTGAAGGTGGTGTCTGGTCAGATCTTTGAGCGACAACAAGAGAAGCTGCACCGTTTCATTGCCGACAACGATGAGAGCAACACTGGGAAAGAGAAGGCAGAGCAAGCCGCTGGGCATTTACAGAACCAAGGCGCAAAGGTTGAGATCAAGATGCCTACTGAAGTGGGCGACTACAACGACAGCAAAAACGCCCTAGAGCCAGATCAAGAGTTTATCCCAGCGATGCAGGATCTGCCTGTACCGACCTTGCCTGAATGGCACAAGACAGAGAACGGCAAGAGCTATCTGAACGTCAAACAAAATCTAGTGGGTGTGTTGTTAGAGAACAACATTGATGTCGCTTACAACGTCATCAAGAAGCGTATGGACATCACAATCCCGGACGCAGACTTTATCCCAGATCTGCAAGAAGGATCTGCGATTGCTGAGATAGAGGATCGCTGCATACAAAAAGGTGTGCCGCACAATAGGGTGGTGTTCAATCTTCCGTTGGTGGCGAGGGAGTTCAATCCTGTAAAAGATTGGATCATGAGCAAGCCTTGGGATGGCAAGTCGCGATTACAGTTGTTGCTTGACACTATTCAATCAGAGGATGAGCCATTAAAGAATGCGCTAATGCGACGATGGTTATTAGGATGTGTGGCCGCTGCCTGTAGCCATAAAGGTGTGGGACTTGAGGGCATACTGGTCTTTCAAGGCAAGCAAGGCTTAGGTAAGACTCAGTGGCTGAAGTCACTAGCTCCCAGAGACCAGGATTGGTTATTAGAGGGTGCGACACTCAATCCAGCCAGCAAAGACTCAGTGAAGCAATGTGTAAGCTATTGGATCTGTGAGCTTGGCGAACTGGGCTCTACGTTTAAGAAGGCCGACATGGATCAACTCAAGCAGTTCACCACCAAAGAGAGCGACGAACTGAGACTGCCTTATGATCGCACTTGGTCATCTTACGGGCGGCGTACAGCGTTCTATGGTTCTGTGAATGAGCGCGAATACCTTACGGACTCATCCGGCAACCGAAGATATTGGACGGTGCGGTGTATCAAGATCAACTATCGGCACAACATCAATATGCAACAGGTGTGGGCGGAGATCAAAGAAACGATGTTTGACATGGGCGAATCTTGGTTTCTCACCAGCGAAGAGCGCAAGCTCTTAGATGCCAGTAACGAACTGAGTCGTACCCAAAGCGCTGTCGAAGACTTACTCTTGCAGCACGTTACGTTCGACAGCGACAACACTAAACCAGTGCAGCAGACACAACTGCTCCGAGACTTAGGCATCGCCAACCCAAGGATGGCAGACTTTAAAGAAGCCGCTCGCGTTCTCATCGAGCATGGCATCTCACCCAGATATACGGGCGGCAAGAAGGTCTATGACGTTGACTACAAGCCTATTGAGGAAGATAAGTTCCCCCCTCCAAGCTGGCATGACTAAGGTGTAAGGTGGGTAGGGTGTGTACATTAAAGGTCGATGTATACATCTGTGTGTACATTTTTTTTGTGTCTATATGTGTGTGTCGATGTATACATTGAAATTACCTTACACTGTACACTTTTTTTTTGATTGCAAGTTGTTGTTTCTTAATATAAAAATGTAAGAGTGTGAGTGATATAGGTAAATACAAAATATTATTTGTAATGAAATATGTATATAAATGTACATACAATTTATATATGGAGATATAGGGGAATTACCCCTACCTCTACCTACTGAACTGGAGGGCGTATGAAACGCAAATTATTTAACAACTGTTTGGATTACGAAGCGGAGTTCGCGAGATGGAGAGCAGAGAACGACATCGAGCGATTCGCTTGGCGACAGCCGCGAATGAGTTATGATGATGCCCGTCGAACTTTCAAACTCATGCGGAGACAAGGATGGCAAATAAGCCAGTTGGACGACCAAAGAAAGAAAAGCCAAAGCTCGTTGAAGTACCCTTACAGTTTGAATCAGACCCAGAGCTAGGGCTCACTGATATGCAGTCTGCGTTCGTCTGGCACTATTGCGAGGGCGGCTGCTCAATGACTGAAGCGGCACGAAGGGCAGGGTTCACGTTCCCGTCCCAGGCAGCAAACAAAATGCTCAACGGTCGCGACTTCCCAAACGTGACAAAAGCCGTCCGGCTGGCGCAAGAAGAGTTCAGAGCGAAGTACAGCGTTACGCCAGAGAAGACGGGAAGTATGCTGTGGAAGATCGCCAACACTGCGTTTGAGCGTGGACAATTTAACGCCTCTGTACAAGCGATTAAAGAACTCAACCAGCTAGGCGGACTGACGGTTCATCGCTCACAGAACCTCAACATCAACGCTACCCTTGAGAGCATGAACAAAGACGACATCAAGAAACGACTCAACCAACTCCTGGGCCTCGATGACACGATCCGCGACGATGATGTGTGACTAGCGGCGGGGTGAATTAACGAAGTTTGGTTGAGAAAGTGGCCTCTTTCTCCTACGGCGCTCAAAAATCAAAAAAAATCGCCAAAATTTAGCAAATCCAGTGTTTTCTTTGGACAAAACGCACATTTCTGTACGTTTTTGTGCGTTTAGCTGCCCACAAAGTGTTTAGACAGTGTACAAAATGGCCGCGAGCGCCTGTAGGAGCGCCTCTGGGCGTTTGTGCGCGGGGTTTAGGATCCCTACAGGGTCAGAAAACGCCTCTGAAATCGCGTTATTTGGCGACGGGGGCCACCCCTTTTTTGGCGCAGCGCGCTGCGGCAGCGCTATAGCTGAGTTTTACGCATTCAATACTAGCGAAAAAAGTTTGGGACTCCCTGCACCCCCAACGCTGGGCGTGTGGAGTAGCGTGTGGAAGAGGGGGTACAGGGAGAAAACGTGGTAGGAGGGCTAAGGTATCCACTATCGGCTGGCAAATCCACATATTTTGCTTACAATCGCGCCATGGTTTCATCTCGTAACAAGGGCGCAAGTTTTGAAAGATCGGTGGTGCGGTCTTTGAACGACTTTTTCTGCGAAAACGGAATTGACGTACAGTGCAAGCGCAACTTAGATCAATATCAAGCGAATAACCTTTGTGACATCGAGATCCCCGGTTGGGCGTTAGAGTGCAAAGCGTACAAATCAGGGTGGTGGTATGCAGAGCCCTGGTGGGAGCAAGTGAAAGAGGCGTGCGGCGATAGGATCCCTGCGCTCATTTGGAAGTTTAATAACAAACCTGTGCGCGTAACGCTGCCCATTCATGCCATCAACCATGGCTTTCCCAAAGACAATGACAAGGTTGTGGTGGTGACATTCGATCAATGGCTGGATATTCTGCTGAACAACAAATATTTTGAAAGTGAGGCTGCGTGATGTCGCGGTTAGATGATGTAGATATCTTTGATAACCCTTTTCGCGATCCGGTTTATGAGGAACAGGGTTTCATTTTTGATCCAGAGCGGAATCAATACTATAAAATCATTGAGCATCCGGTGTACGGCAGCATTCGTTCGTATTTATCGCCTCGCGACCAAGGCGAAGTCCCGGCTCTCAGTGATGCAAGGCGCGCAGCAGATGATTTTTCGTCAGAGATGGCAATAAGAGCCGAACTTTTAAAAAATAGAGCCAGAGAGGACGCAAAGCGAATTGATGAGTTGCGGTCAAAAGAGAATCTGTCTGGTATGGAACGCTCTCTTCTGGAAGGCTTAGCGAAAGAAATGAGTGAACGTAATAGAGTCCCTCGCGGCGCAATCTCCGACGAAGATTATCGAAAATTTACGGGTATCAACGAAATCCAATCCATGAATGTAGGAGGCGCTGTGAATATTGACGACGAAAACATCTTTGGCACAACGATGGAAATGCTACGTCGCGAAAACAGACCTAGAGCGCCCGAAGTGACGGTTGAGCAGCCGATGTTTGGGATGCCCAGAGAGGATATGCAGTCCACTCAGGATTTTGGTGGTGGTGCGAGAGAATCCATGTCTATTTCTGGGACTCCTGGCATTGATCAAGTATTCACTCAGATTTTGTCTAGCCCAGGTTTTCGTTCTATGGTTCGTGTAGAAGATGTGCCGCCAGAAAACCTACAAGAATCCAAAAAAATCTTTGAA